TAGAAATATCTAGCCAACAAAATTCACAACAACAAATTATAGGAAATAAATAAATGACAAAAGCTAGAGACCTCTCTAAATTACTTTCTACATCTAATGGTAAGATAGCAGGAAGTAATCTTGATGTATCATTTGAAAACATAAGCGATACTGGTACTGAAGGTACTAAAGTAGCTTCAGGTACTACAGCACAACGAGGTTCTACAGCAGGTCAATTTAGATTTAATTCTACTACTGGAAAATTTGAAGGTAGAAACAATAGTAACTTTGTAACTTTAGAAGTTACACCTACAATTACTTCTGTTGATGATGCAGAAGTTGACAGTGCAGGGGGTGGCAATCAAACTTTTGTAATTACTGGTACAAATTTTAATAATGGTGATGTTGCTTCTTTTGTTGGAGCAGACGCATCTACTTTTAATGCCTCATCAACAACAGTAGATAGTGCAACACAAATTACAGCAGTTGTTCCAAAAAATAGTTTTATAAATTCTAAAGAACCTTATGATATAAAAATAACATCTTCTGGCGGTTTATCTGGGGTATTAGATGATGCGATAAATGTAGATAATGCTCCAACTTGGAGTACATCAGCAGGAAGTTTAGGTACTGTTGGTATATTTTCTGGTGGTAATCATTTTACACTTTCTGCAACTGACCCAGATGGAGATACAGTTACATACGCAGTTCAATCTGGTTCATTACCTACTGGAACATCATTAAGTTCAGCAGGAGTAATTTCTGGAACAGTAGGTGGTTCTGCTTCTACATACAGTTTTACAGTTAGAGCAACAGCAAATTCAAAAACTGCTGATAGAGCTTTTACAATAACAACAGAATTAACTAATTACTTTGGTGATGGTTCTGATGGAGCATTGAATACAACACCATAATGAAAAAGGAGAATATATAAAATGGCAAATGTAACATACACAGTACCTAATAAAAATGGTTCTTATGATGGCGATATGGTCGTTAAACAATATACATCTATTGATATAGATAGTGGCGATACTGTTACAACAGACCAACCATGTAGAGGAATGTTTTTATTATCTAAAGGTAATGTTAATATAAATGGTACTCTTACAATGAGAAGTAAAGGTGCATTTGCTGACCCTACTGCAAGTGGTGGTTCAGACAGCAATGCAGTAGATAGTAATGGATTAAGATTTCCATTTTTAACATCTGGTGGTTCATCATCTTTAACTGCGGCAAATACTTTATTAAATGGTTGTGGAACAACAGCTAGAAGTGTCATAGCAAATTTTATGACATTATCTTCTAATGGTACTGTTCTTACAGTAGTTAGACAAGGTGTTAATGGCGGTGGTGCTGTGTCAACTAGTACTTCGCAAGGTGTAAATGGCAATAATGGTTCAGCAGGTTCAACAGGTCAATCTGGCGGCGGCGGTGGTGGAGCGGCAAATTATAATGGTACTTCTGGTGCAGGAGCTTATGGTTCATGCTTTTCTGGTGGTTCTGGCGGCGGTTCTATAGATGATAGTCAAGGTTCAAATTATGGCGGTGTAGGTGGTTCTACTACAAGTGCGGCAAACTGGGGTGGTGCAGGTGGAAACTCTGGAACTGGGCATGGTTCAGCAGGTTCAGGGGGTGCAGGAAATCCAAAAGGTGCTGATTATGATACATCTGGTGGTACTGGCGGTAATAATACAGTTGCAGTAAATGCAGATGAGGGAAATGGTACTGGTGGTTTAATTATTATTGTAGCAAAAGGAAATGTAACTGTAGGTGCTAGTGGAAAAATTACAGTACAAGGTGGTCGTTCAGACCATGCTACTGGTTCAAATGATTGGGTAACTACTGGCGGTGCGGCAGGTGGTGGAAACATTATTATTGCACATAAAGGAACATATACAAACAATGGAACTGTAACAGCCGCAGGTGGAGAAAGTGGAAAAACTTGGTTAAACTCTGTAGGTGGTACTCGTTCAAATGGTAGTTTTAGAGCAGTTGGTGGTGATGGTGGAACTGGCTCTGTTCAAACACTACAAATTTTATAATGCAACACGAAATTATTGATAATTTTTTAGACAAAGAACAATTTAAAAAAATAAAAGATAAATTATTACATCATAATTTTGGTTGGTATTTATCACACGCAGTAACAGGAACAGATAATAAAAATAAAGAACATTATAATTTTACTCATAAATTCTATGAACATTATAGAATAAACTCTGAAGTATTCAGTGATTTATTATTTATTATAAATAAACTTGAAGTTAAATCTTTATTAAGAATTAAAGCAAATCTATATCCTAAAACCGAAAAAATAATAGAACACGATTTTCATGTTGACTATGAGTTTCCTCATAAATCAGCATTATATATGATTAATACAAACAATGGTTTTACTATTTTAGAAGATGGTAAAAAAATAAAAACTAAGGAAAACAGAATGTTATTATTTGATGCAAGTAAAAAACATAAAAGTACAACTTGCACAGATGATATTTATAAATGCAATATAATATTTAACTATTTTTAATTATGGCTAGAAAAAAAATAACACCAAAAGAGTATAGCGAAGTCGCTACTGGTGTTAGACTTTCATCACATGAGAAACTTTGTGCTGAACGAATGAATAATATTCTTAAAAGCATAGATGAAATGAAAAGAGAAATTAAGTCGTTAAGACAAGATGTTTCTATGGGTAAAGGTGGACTTAAAGTTATCTTAGCTATTGGAACAATTATTGTTGGAATTATAGGTTTCTTTCAATTTAAATGAAATATTTATTAGTGCTGTATATGTGCAGCATGAATACTGGACAATGTCCTTCTCATACATACGCAGGTTATCAATTTAATAATCATTACGATTGCGTCATGAATGGATATGCAGTTGCTCAAACTACATTTAAACAATTAGAAGAAAATTTAGAATGGGACAAAGAGTATATTAACGAAAACAAAATAGTTATTAAATTTGAATGCCGTGCAATTAAAGTGGAGAATATATAATGGGATTACCAATATTAAAATTATTAACGTTTGGTGTTAAGACAGCAGCAAACATTTATCAAACAAAAAAAGAAACAAAGCAGCTCGAAGCAGTAGCAGAGAGAAACCATGTAGAAAGGATGGTCAAAGGTGAAGTCGAATATAAGAAAGCTATTATCGCTAGTAATGATAATGGTTGGAAAGATGAATTCGTCTTGGTTCTTATATCCATTCCTATTATTCTATTGGCTTACTCTGTTTTCTCTGACGACCCTAACATACGTGCTAAACTAGATATTTTCTTTGAGTATTTTTCTAATATGCCTTTTTGGTATCAGGGATTATTTATAGGAGTAGTTGGCTCAATTTATGGTCTTAAAGGTGTTGACTTAATGAAAAGGAAATAATGAAAATTAGTGAAAATACGTCTGTAAGTATGCCAATTCGTAACATGGCTATGATAATTTTTGGCGTTGTAGCAGGTGTAATTGCATACACTGAACTTACAGGTAGGCTAACATCTTTAGAAACTTCTAGAGAATTATTTGAAAACGATTTACTTAAAAAATCTGAGCAAGTACCTACTGACCAAGAGCAACATTTTTTATTAGAAGACCTTTATAAGACAGTAGAAAAATTACAGTCTACTCAAGAAATGAATATGACTAATAAAGTTAATATAGAATTTCTTAAAACACAATTAGATAAAGCATTAGAAGATATTGAACATCTTAAAGACAAAGTAAGAGCCAACGGTAATGGAGGACACTAATGATTGAAACTGTTGTAGCTTTACTAATGATAGTAAACAATGAAATTAACGAACATAGAATTCAACAATCTATGTCAGATTGTCTTAAAGGAAAAAGAATTGCAATGAGACAACTTAAACAAAATAGCAACGTTAGGTATGAATGTTTAAAATCTAAAGCAGAAATTGAAATATACCTAGACAAAAAACATATTAAAAAACTAATTTTAGAATAAGGAGAACAAATGATAATATACGGAGAAACACCATCGCAATGGAAAAACCATTTTACAGCGTGGGTTAAAGATAACAAAAGAAAAGTTATAGCTTTTGTTGTTTGGTCAATAATATTACTAGCAATCTAATGTCTGACAAACCAAATTCGTTTGAAGCAAAAACTAAAATTCTACCAAAACTTTTAGTAGATAAAGCATACGAGATGTTAACAAGTGGAGAAAAGTTAACAGCTAGTGAATTAAAGGTTTGTTTAGATACTTGCAAAACTTATGGAGTAGAAGTAGATGAACAACCTAAGAATAGTATCACAGACGATTTACCATTTGACGAAAACTAACATACGATGGATAGGATTTATTCTAGCTGCAATGTCAGTAGGAATATTATCTAGTACAATATTACGATTACAATGGTTTGGATGGTTTATAGGCGCAATATCTTGCACTATATGGATTATGATATCCTATAAGGACCAGGACAAACCAAGAACTCTTATGGAATGTATGTATTTAGGTCTATCCGTCTACGCTTGTTATAATTGGTTTAATTATGAATAGAAAAACACCAGAAATAGAGCCAAATGTAAAAAACTTTAAAAATTTTTTATATCTAGCTTGGCAACACTTAAATCTACCCAACCCAACACCTATACAATACGATATAGCAGATTATCTGCAAAATGGTTCTAAACGTATAGTAATAGAAGCTTTTAGAGGAGTAGGTAAATCTTGGATTACATCAGCTTTTGTATGTCATCAACTTTTACTTAACCCTCAAAGAAATATTTTAGTTGTATCTGCTAGTAAAAACAGAGCAGATGACTTTAGTACATTTACACAAAGACTTATAAGTGAAATGCCTTTGTTAAATCATTTGAAACCTAGAGAAGACCAACGTCACTCTAAAGTTTCTTTTGATGTAGCACCGGCTAGAGCGTCACACGCACCTTCAGTAAAATCTTTAGGTGTGACATCGCAATTAACTGGTTCACGTGCCGATTTAATTATCGCAGATGATGTGGAGTCAGCTAATAACTCTCAAACACAGTTAATGAGGGACAGACTTGGTGAGACCGTAAAAGAATTTGACGCTATCATCAAACCTGAAGTAGGACGTATTGTATTCCTAGGTACACCTCAAACAGAAATGAGTTTGTATAATGACTTGGAAGAAAGAGGATTTCAAACAAGAGTATGGACGGCTTTATATCCTACACCAACACAACAAATTAATTTAGGTAGTAAACTAGCACCAACAATAACTGAAGACTTAAAAAAAGATAAAAAGTTAGAAGGTAAACCTACAGACCCAAAAAGATTTGACGAAGTAGACTTAATGGAACGTCAAGCTTCTTATGGTCGTAGTGGTTTTGCTTTACAGTTTATGTTAGATACAACTCTAAGTGATTTAGAAAAATATCCACTTAAACTAAACGACTTAATTGTCGTATCTGGTTTATCTACGTGGAAAGAAGCACCTGCAAAAATACAATGGGCTTCTTCTACAGACCAAATTAAGAATATAGATAGTGAGCTGCCTAATGTAGGTCTTAAAGGTGACTATTATGTAGCGCCTATGTATTTATCTGACGAATATGCACCGTTTGAAGGTTCAGTTATGGCAATTGACCCTGCAGGACGTGGTGCTGATAGAACTGGTTTTGCTGTTGTTAAAATGCTTCATGGTATTTTATATGTAACAGCTTGTGGTGGTTTAATAGGTGGATATAGTGATACTACGTTAGAAGAACTAGCAACAATAGCTAAACATCAAAATGTTAACTATGTCGTATTAGAGTCTAACTTTGGTGATGGAATGGCAACAGCCCTTCTAAAGCCCATAATGGCTCGTATACACCCTTGTTCTATTGAGGAGGTAAGACACTCAAAACAGAAAGAACTACGTATTATAGACACTCTAGAGCCTGTTATGAACCAACATAGACTAGTTGTTAGCCAAGAGTTAATTAAAGATGACTTCAAGTTAGACCTGGACCACCAATTGTTTAAGCAAATGACTCGTATTACTAAAGACAAAGGGTCTATTAGACATGATGACCAACTAGACGCTTTATCTATTGCAGTAAATTACTGGGTAGAAAGAATGGACAGAGACCAAGAGTTATCTTTTAATGAGCATAAGAACGACTTGTTAAGACAAGATTTAGACAGATTTATGGATAATGCCATAGGTAAAAAGACAAGTAACTCAAGGTGGTTTAATTAGTACCCCTATTAGAACTAGGGGGTAGAAAGTCACCTATATGTAACCTTAATGTGAACATAAAGTGTCTTTAAGTAGGTTAAATATGAAACCTACCCACCCATTAACCATTATGAAAGGAAAT